TGAATCTTCAGTTAAAGCGTTCGCGGCGGCGGGTGGCTTTCCAATGGGTATACCGGCGGCGGCTATTTCTATTGCTCAGGGCATGGCTCAAGTTGCTGCTATTAAGGCGCAGTCTTTTGAGGGTGGCGGCTTCACCGGTCATGGTTCTCGCTCTGGCGGTTTAGATGGCAAAGGTGGTTTTCCGGCTATTCTACACCCTAATGAGACAGTAATTGACAACACTAAGTCATCAAGCATAGGTCGCTCAGGCTCTAAAGAAACTGTCATTGTCAATCAGACAATCAACGTAACAACTGGGGTGCAAGGCACAGTAAGAGCAGAGATATCTAACCTAATGCCACAGATTGCAGAGGCAGCACAAAACGCGGTTCTAGGTGCTAGAATGCGTGGCGGACAATACAGCAAACAGCTTATAGGTAGATAACATGGCTATATCATATCCATTGGATTTTCCGCTAATTAACAGTGAAAGCTTAATAGAAAAGATGACTGTAAGGCTTCTAAACTCTAGCGGTTTAAGTGAGTCTCCTTACACATACCGCCAACAGGTTAACAACTTTGGCGGCGCAAGATGGGAAGCAGATGTCACGCTAAGACCACTGACACAACACGAAGCAAAAGCCGTCAAAGCTTTCTTCGCTTCACTAAAGGGAAGAGTAGGGACATTCAGACTAGGCAATCCTACAGATGTAACCAGTGGTACTGTAAGCCTAAATGGTTCTGCTAGCGTTGGCGATACAGAGATCGGTATAACAATAAACAGCGGCAATATAGAAGCCGGTGACATATTTTCACTGAACAACAGGATTTATATGTGCTTAACGACACGAAATAGCAGTGGTGATATTGATATAACACCGCCGATTAAAGAGGGAGTATCAGACGAAACAACCGTTGCGCTTAATTCTCCGACAGGCACATGGAGACTAGCAGACAGTGAAGTTGAATGGGATATCGACAAGGCAAGTCGGTTTGGGTTTTCATTTTCTTGCGTAGAGGCTTAACAGATGCCTACTGATGGTTTTCCAAGAAGCCTTGACTCAAACGCTTTTATCCAGTTAGCCTCAAGAGACGTTACAAACCTTTGCATTGCTTGCAAGATTACTCTACCTGATGAAAACGGTAACGACGAGGTTCATAGACTTTGGACAGGCTATGGCAGCCAAACGATAGATATAAATCCCTCAAGCGCAGCATCTTACGCTCACCCTGAGCATGGCGAAACTTATACTGGCGCGGGCGCATTGCTGTCTATTTCTGACATAACCGAAAACTCGGACTTAGGCGCACAAGGAATACAGATAGCTTTAGTCTCATCAGCAAGTAACCAGTTCTTAACAACCCTTAGACAAAGAGATTATCAAGGCAAGCCGGTTGAAGTTTTTCTCGGCGTTCAAGCGGAAAACAGCACAGCGATAATCGGTCTAATCACACTGTTTGAAGGTTTCGCAGATCAGATGATATTCAGCCAAAAAGCAGATGAGATGGTTATAACACTGACTTGCGAGAGTAAGCTAATAAGGCTTTCGAAAAGCAGCAACAGGAAATATACGTCAGAGGATCAAAAGACAGAATACCCTAACGACAAAGGGTTTGATTTTGTAAACTCTCTCATTGACAAAGAGGTTTTGTGGGGGAGAACTTGATTGAATATGCAGTTGAAAAAATACAGAACGTACAGCATGAGTTAGGCGTTTTATTTGACGAGCACTACGACATCAACTGTCCTATGCCAGACAAACTTAAGGCAGAGCCAGACTGGGAGCGTTGGTTTCAGCTACAAGAAATGGATATGTTTCGGCTATTTACTGCAAGAAAAAACAATCTCCTAATAGGTTATATTTTTCTATTCATCGCGCCAAGCTTTCAATATAAGACGCATCTTTTCGCTGTTGTTGATATGATATATGTTCGCAAGCAAAACAGAGCAAGCGGTGCGGGGTATTATCTGTTAAAGTATGCTGAAGATTATATTAAACAGATGGGCGTTTCAGTGGTCGGTATAAGCACAACTGTTGATGCGCCTTTTGACAAACTACTGAACAGACTGGGGTATGAACTGCGAGAGCGTTCTTATTCCAAGTGGATAGGTGAATAGATGGCATTTTTAGTAGCAGTCGCGGCGGGTGCTGGCGCGGTAGCAGTAGGTCTTTCGACAGTTGCGGCTGTTCTGATTGGCGGTGCGGCGGCGGCAATATACGACTATGTTGTCGATAGCATGATGGACGACATAAGCGTTGACACAATGCAAGGTCGAAATGTGTCAGGCAAAGATTCGATCGGCAGTAGAAGATACATCTATGGCACTTGTCGAGTAGGTGGCACGATCGTCTATCAAGCTAACAGTGGGTCTGACAACAAGTACCTACATACCTTTATTGTTTTTAGCGATGGTAGAAACACTGAGTTTGAAGAAATATACTTCGATGACGTTAAGGCTGCCGGTATAGAGCAGTCTGGCGGCAGTCTGAAATACTTCAACAGATATAGCCTGTTTGAAGATAGCAATTCTAATCAAGGTAGCAAGACAATGATAATGACTCGTCTTGGATACCCTGATCAAAACCTGAACTCGCAGAGTCACGCCGGCACTGATTTGCCAGACCAGTGGGGCGTTGATCACGATCTTAACGGCGTATGTCATGCTTACGTAAGATTGGAGTATGATGAGACTAAGCACATAAATGGCTTTCCAAATATAACTGCAATCATAAAAGGAAAAACTCAATACGATCCAAGACAGGACAGCACATCAAGCGTTTATGACTCTAGCGTTGGAGTGTCTACGCAGAGGATTGATGACGAGACAACATGGCAGTATTCAGAAAACAGTGCTGTTTGTTTGCTTAACTATATGCTAGACACTAGGTTAGGTCTTGGCGAGAGCATAGAAGCGTTCAATCTAGACAAGCTTGCTACAGCAATGGATATATGTGACGAACTGGTGACATACGATGGTGACGGAAATCAGCAAGCAAGATATACCTGTAATGGCATAATAGACTCCGCAAACAGCCATAGAACAAACATATCAAACATACTAACCTCTATGAACGGACAGTTGCTTTACAGTGGCGGCAAGTATGTGGTTAAGGCTTATGCCTACGAAACCCCATCTGGAGTAATTGTTGATGAAGATATGATCGTTGGCAGCTTCGATGTAATAACGAAAAACAGCAAAAGAAATATGTACAACAGGGTTAAGGGTAGGTTTGTTTCTGAACACGACAACTACATTATGACAGAGTACCCTGTACAAAAGTTTTTGTCTGATGATGCAACTCCTATAGCAAGCTTTGAGGTTGCTGACGGTGAGATCATGTATCACGAATACAATCTACCAATGACGACAAACCATCATAGGGCGCAAAGATTAGCGCGACTAACTATGCTACGCTCTCGTATGCAAGCGACGATAAAGTTCACCGCTAATTCGCAAGCTTTACAGTATACGGTAGGAGACAATATACGAGTAGCTAACGCGGCTTTAGGTTACAGTTCTGACGACCCTAAGATATTTCAAATACAAAGGCTTAACGTCAAAATAGATGCAGATAAAGGTCTAGTCGTACAGATAGAAGCAAAGGAAAACGCACAGTCTATTTATGACTGGCAAGCAACAGATGCCGAAAGCTTCACGACAGGTTCTCTCGTTGAACTTTACGAAGGCACTCTTGATGCGCCGACCTTTATTAACGCTGTTACTATTGATGGCGGTATGTATTGCGGTTGGTTACACCCTGAGTACAGAGAGTCAGTTGAGTTTGTATTAACAGTTAGTCCGACTGATCCAAACTATAATGACACTAGAACATATCCTACGAAAACAAACGTAGTCTTTGTTCCATTAAATCAAGATATCAGCATATACAAAGAATATAATTTCTCAGTTAAAGCAGTGGACACTGCAACTGGAGCGCAAAGCGCAAGCATTAGCGTTAACAGGAGAAAAGTACCGCTAACAGGCAGCAGACAGCCAATCGTAGTAACAGGTACAGCTGAGACCCCTACGAATGATGACATTAGAAACAGCTTAGCGGATCAGAATATTTTCATCGGAGAATATAGAACAGAGCTAGTGTATGTGAGACTTAATGATAGCGGGTTTGCGATTGATTCAACTCCGCTAGTATATATTGATAGCAGCTTGCATCAAATACAGCATTCCCCAATATACGCAAAAACAGCATCAAAGAATCCTCAAAATTTTGATCTACTTGAAGATCGCGGAGATATTCAGCAAACATATCGTTGGACTGTAATTGGCGATGAATCTAAAGTTATTGTAGGGTCGGGTGTTGTTAGATTTGAGAATGCATCACAAAACGATATGGCACAAGTATCTACGATGAGAACTAGACCAATAACGCCTGAAAGAAGATACAAGTTGCAATATACAGAAATAAGTGAGGGCAATGTACCCTATACTTTACTTGTCCAAGCATATTCTTTTGACGGGCATTTAGTCACTATATTAACTAGAAGCAACTCGCCAACACAAGGGTCATCGCCGTTTACAATTTCAAATGAATTTGACGTACCTAAGAATACAAAAGAGTTGCGAGTACTTGTGCGGGGCACAACACAAAACAATACAAATGCTTCTTTTGATGACTTTGTTATTCATGAGGTAACACCAGACAGTCTACATAACTCAGTTTTTGTCGGAAACTATATATCAGATCAAGTAAGTAATTTTTCTTATAGCTATAATATCGATGAGGTTAGCATACCTAATCACGACAGCGTCGTTACAGATCACACAACTTCAGGCGATACTTCGACCTATAGATTCAAGTATTATGATGGCGCACACAAGATCGCTCAGCTGACAATAATTCTGAATCAAGATCATCTTACAGATGATAAATATGACAAGAAAAACTACGTCATATTAAGAAAATATTATGACGCAGATGTTGCTGAATTAAGCGTTGCCAACCGTTACACAGCGACAGTTACTATAACATCAGAGTATGATGAAGAAACGACAGGCGAATCTGAAACAATAACTGTCAGTCAATCAGAAACCGTTTTTGTAGATTGTGAACTTACGGAGTAACAGATGGGATATCAGATAGGAAAAAAAACAATATCAGGTAACTTCATAATTGATGGCACTCTTGAAGCTAAGCACATCAAAGCAAACACGATCACAGCTAATAAGTTTAGCGGCGCAGTTGAGGAAGAATACTGGGCATACCTAGACGACAAAGACATATCATTTGCGTATAGCGGCTATACAACTGCGCTAGAGTTTACGTTTCCTAAAACTGAACTAGATATATTTAAAGGTCGTCATGTACATTACTGCGGCGAAGCGTATATGAATACCGGCACCAGTACGCAGTATGACGGCTTTTTGTATTTAAGGTTAGAAGCAGAAGTTCCTAGTGTACAAACGTCTACTATCATAGGTAGCGCAAAGCATCTGTCTACATCAGGTTCATACCAGATAGTCTATTTTGACGGCAACCTAGCATCTAACAGAATTGGTAGCGGTGGCAGTATTGGAACTCTTGGCGGCAATTACAGAACCTACAAAAGACTTTACTATGATCCAAAGGGAGCGCAAGGCAGTGAATTAGTTGTGAACGGCAACTATAATTCAGGCACAGCAAATTGGACTGTTGGGGCGGGTTCGCATTCGTCAGGCTATGGTCAGTATTCAGTAACTACTGATTCAACGAATAACGGCTTTACCTATCAGGCTATAACAACTGTTGTAGGCGAGAAGTACCAACTAACTGGCAACATAACAAATGGTGTTGCTAATGGTGAAATTAGAATAACGTCTGCGCCTAACCTAGATGTTGGCAGTCGTATTGCGACAAGCGCAGTACAGACAGGAACAGCATCTGTTGACTTTGAATTTACTGCAACAGGCACAACAACCTACATTGTACTGAGAGCATCAGGTACTGCGGCAAGCCAATCAGTTGGTTTTGACAACATATCTTGCAAGCAATACCTACGCAGAACATATCTAGAATTAAGCACAACAGGCGGTGCTATTGTTAATACTAACGGCACAACAGCGGTCAACTTGTACTACCACCCATATAGCGGTGCTTCAAGCGGCACATATCAGGTGGTCGATAATTACATTCAAAAAACGCGAACAAAGTCTTACACAAACTATTTTAGATTCCAGACTGAAGCCTATATAGGTTGGTTTAACGATGACATCAAGTTACGATTGACTTGCTTGAATCAAATCGCATTCGGCAAGACTGTTACGCTAAATGATGTTAAGATATTCATGCAGAGTAGGATAGTAGAATGATAGTTATAGGTTATCAAAAGCTAGTGAACGATGAAGAGATCGTTGACGTAGTATTCGAAGAACACGAAGATAGAGATGATGCGGAAGATGCTTTGCATAGATTAGTCGCAACTGAGGCTGATCTTGAGGGTCTAATTAATTATTTCTGGGCGATTAAGCATGATGACAGCTATAAGATTATGGCTATCAAAGACAGAACAAGCGAGGGCTAAACATGACAGCGGGAACTTATGATATAACGATAGATCAAGGCTCAGACTTTGCCTTGTCTGTTACGGTTAGTGATGACGGTGATCCAAGAGACCTATCCACATGGGACGCTCGCGCTAAGCTGAAGAAAACAATGTCATCAACAGGCGCAACAGATATCACTGTAAACGAAGCGAACGCATCAGATGGAATCCTTGTAATGGCACTATCGCACACTCAGACAGCAGCACTAGAAGCCGGCTCATACGTTTACGACCTAGAGATATACAAAGCAGATGGCACAAAGGCTACAAGGCTACTGCAAGGCAAAGCGACTGTAAGAGGTGAGGTAACTAAATAATGGCTACCACTATCACTGTAACTGAAGATGTAACTAAGGTTACTGTTACAGAGAATACGACCGAACTAAACATAACGCCACAGGTTACTACTGTAGGTGTTTCTGCCGTTGATATAACAGCGTCAAACATAGCGCAGTCAGTTAGCCTAAATCCGACAGGCGGTATATCAGCTACAAACGTACAAGCGGGTTTTGCAGAGGTTGCAAGCGAAGCGGCATTTTTATCAGGAGCGAGTTTCACCGGCGACATAAGTGTTAATACAAACACATTTCATGTAGACGTTGCAGATGATCGCGTTGGTATTGGCACTACTACTCCTGACACATTGCTTGAAGTAGTTGGTGCTGACCCTGTTCTTACAATAAGAGATATTGAAACTACAGGTGCAAACACTAATGCAACTTTAAGATTAGCAGAGTCTGGTGCTTCTGATACGCTTAATAACTATTGGGATATAAACCACACAGGCAACGGTGAATTACGTTTTGTGCAAGACAGAGACGGTGCAAACAACGAGCGTATTCGTATAAACTATGCAGGCAACGTAGGCATAGGTGCTAATAACCCGTCTACTGCCCTTGATGTAAACGGAACTGTTACTGCCACAGGACTAGACGTTAACGGCACATCAACATTTGATGACACAGCTACCTTTAATGACACAGCTACCTTTAATGACACAGTTAACATATCGGCAAATACTTTATTAGATTTTAGCGCGGATATTGGGGTATATACCGCAATAAACCTACGCAATAACAATATAGTCGGCGTTAACAATATAAGAATGAATGACAGTGGTAGCAACGAGGGCGTACAGTGGACAAACTGGAGAATCTTTGAGTCGCCTATTCCTCTTGCAAATGAGAGCGGCAACTTTCAGATTACCTATACTGGCGGCGGCGGCAATCAATCTATTCTAGAAGTGCGACCAGATGGCATTAGTGTAACAGGGAATGTGATAATAAGCGGTACAGTTGACGGTCGTGATATTGCAACTGACGGCGCGAAGCTAGACGATATTGAAGCCGAAGCAGATGTTACTGACGCAGTGAACGTAGCTGCTGCCGGCGCGATTATGGACAGTGACTTTACCGCTAATGGCTTTATGAAGCGCACAGGTGCGGGTACATATGCTATAGACTCAAGTAATTATATAACTGATTACAACGTTACAGAGTCAGATGTAACGGCTCACCAAGATGCATTAGAGATAAGCCAGTCACAGATTACCGATCTGGGAAGCAAGACGGTTACTAAAACAGAGATACACAGACCTTTCGATATCACAGATTCTCTACAGGCTACAGTACCGCCGCACATAATGATAACAGCGGATCAAACTAAGACCGTAGCTGAGTTTGTCGTAGACGGTGACACCGATACAATTTTACAAGAATTGACAATAGCTGTTAATGGCAAGCTGATGAATGACAGCACAGCATCAACTATAGGTCAGTTCGTATCAACAGAAACAGATTGCAGAATCTTTGTTGATAGAAAATCAAAGGGCGGCGTAGGAACTGACATAGGGACAGTTGCAGTTGCAGATGTGTACCCAAAAAACAACACAGAGACTGGGTCATGGCTTAGGTTGTTTGAAGTTTCAGGCGATCAGACTGGCAAGATAGATAGCTTCAGTTATGTTGCAACATCAAGCGCGGGCGCAAACAAGAGAAAGGTTATCTACCACAACTACAACGCTACAACAAATAGAACAACTATAGGTTACAACAACATCAACTTTTCTACAGCAGAAGATGGTTCAGACAACTCAACTCAAGCAACTGCGATATTCCCAAATACCGGCGCGACCGTATACATAAGCTCATCAGGCTTTGAAAGTTCTGGCACTTATACAACAGCAATTCCTATCTATACGCACGTTGGAAACAATACAGCAACTTTTCAACTAACAGATTTTGCAACTCCTATAGGTAATGTGAATTCTCGCGCTAGCATACCTAGAAAAACATATACATTTCCGAAACTAAGAATTGTTAAAGACTCAGGCGGCGCGGGTGACGTAGAAATTAGAGTTCGTATTCATGTTGGAGACAGCACAACTTCAGGCAATGATGAGGGCGAGTTCGAATATTTTCTACTGCAAGCAGACATGGCAAACATTAAAGGCTAAAGGTATCTATGATGAAGATTGAAAACGGCGAAGCAAAAATACCATTCAGCACGATAGTTATGATATTAGTACAGCTTGTCGCGATGGTTGCGTTTGCTACTAACCTATCAGCCGATATTGATAAGACTGAAGCCGAAGTTGTGCGGCACGATACAAGAATAGGTCACTTAGAGAACACGATACAGAGTCAGCAAGTTACGCTTGCTAGGATTGACGAAAACCTCAAGCACATGATGCAAAAGCTTGACAGCATCGCAAAATGAAACGCTTTCTCATACTGTTCTTTTTAGCTAATGTAGCACAGGCTAATCAGCAAGAGGGTTCGCTAAACACCTACAACAGTGACTCAACAGTATCGTCTAATAACACGACTACCGATACAAGCACAACCAACAACTATAACGGCGCGGGTTCGTCTAGCGAGATGCCGGTAGGCTCTGCAATATCTCCTAGCTATATGTCAAACGGTGTAGATACTTGCCTTAAAGGTTCAGGCGGTTCAGTTCAGACAGTTGGCGTAGGCATATCAAGCGGCAACTATGAGTTAGATGAGAACTGCTTAAGGCTCAGAGAAAGCAAGCTTCTAGCTGATCTAAATATGAAAGTGGCGGCAGTCAGTCGTTTGTGTGATAGTATTAAGGTATTCAGGGCGATGCTGTTATCTGGCACACCTTGTCCGATTATAAGCGGTGGGAGACTAGTAGCGGGGCGAAAGGGGCTGATTGTAATAAAGCAACAGCCAGAACTTTACATACCAGATTATGACGACAACAAAGACTGGTATAACGGTATACTACAGATAGGCGAGGCTACAGAAAATGTTGAAGAAGATTATATCTCTATTGTTGATAAGTTCCGCAGTTCAAGGAAACGAACTGAATGACTTGATCGATACGTCTGCCGCTATCGTTAGCCAGATGGATAAGGGCGTACAGCTTGTCGGCGCGGGGCTAGACTACGCTTACACTGGCTCTGGCTTAACAGATGGCAACGCAGCAAGTTCGGCTGCCATAAGCAGCGAGATGCTACAAGCATACAACAGCGCACTAGTTAATATGCAGAATTACCTACCGTATGGTTCTGTTCAGAGTGTTCTAGATGAAAGAGCAAGCGAGCATTTATCGCTTATGAACGAAGCAGTAGACACGTTTACTGAGGTTGTTGTCGATATGGCTCAAGTGATAGAGGTCGCAGAGATAAGCGAAGCGGCTGTTACACCAGATGAGCAAGCAGAGGTTCAAGAGTACGTTGCGAACAATCAAGAGACTTTGTCTATTAGTCAAGAAGAAGTAGATACATACAACCAGTCGCTAGAAGATATCGAGACTCACGCGAACGCGGCTAGTGCGTTCATCGCGGTAGCGGCTAACCCAGATGCGGTAGACTTCTTGCAACAGGGCGCAGAGAACAACAACACGACAGCTGAGGCGGCTACTTTAAGTTATTCAGCGAACAACCAGTGGGTCAGCATGGCTTGGGCGGGTACAAACAACGCTACAGCTGTTTATCTAAATGGTAACGACAACTTCGGAATGAACCTGTATGTCAGCGATGCAGACGCTTTGCTAGCCGGTAGCGAATCAGAGTTCTACCAGACATCGCCTTTAGGTATGGGCTATAGCTGCTTTATGTATGGTGAGTGCAGTGAGTATTGAGGACAGCGAACTTAAGATCGGCGGGCAGACGTTCAAGGGTGCTTGGATAGCGGTAGTTCTAGCGATAGGCTCTACTGTAGGCGGTGGCGTATGGACAGCAAGCAGTCTGTATAGTAGATTAGAATCTGTAGAGGCAAGACAAATACCGGACGTACAGCCAATGCAAGAGTCGATACAGTTAATTCAGCAACAGTTGCGGGATAACGATATAAGCCAATTAAGCGCGAAATTAGCGACTTTAGGCACTAACCTTGCAACCATACTCGAACAGCAAGAAAAGCTGTTAGAACTGAAAGCAGAGGTTTCTACGCTATCTAAAGAGATAGAAAGCATGAAAGGCACTGTAGCGAAAGCTGAGGTCATTGCAGATGATATGGGCGATATTGACGACAGGCTTAAAGTTTTAAACCGAGAAGCACAGGATTTGTGGGACGCAGTACAGTTCCTTAGCGATCCATTGAGGTGAATATGTGGCAGAGTTTGATTAGTCCGATAGCTAACCTAGCGGGCGGATACTTAAAAAACAAGGCAGAACAGAGCAAAGCTAAGCACGAAGCCAAGATGAACATCATTCAGAATGACGCTGATTGGGAGTCTAAGATGGTTGATGCTTCAGCTAATTCGTGGAAAGACGAGTTCTGGACGCTGATATTAGCAACGCCTGTATTTATGGTAGGATATGCTATAGTAGCTAATGATTTGACAGTAATTGACAGGGTACACGCGGCGTTTAGTGCGCTAAGCGAATTGCCAGAGTGGTATCAGTATTTGCTGTTTATATGCATCTCAAGTAGCTTCGGCATCAGAGGCGCATCGAAACTAATGAACATGAGGTCAAAGTAATGACAGATAAACCTAAAGCTAAAGCAAAAGCTAAGCCTAAAACGGAGCAAAAGAACTACTTCAGCGAAAAAGAGTTACGCTGTAAGCACTCAGGCGAGTACTTCTTCGATGAAGATTTTCTCAAGCTGCTTAATAAAATTAGAGAAGAGTGCGGCTTTCCATTGCGTATAACTAGCGGCTACAGATCAGAACAGCACCCTACAGAGGCAAGAAAAATTAGATTCAATAAGCCGGCGGGATCGCATAACAAAGGTAAGGCGGTTGACGTAGGAGTTACTGGCGAAAAAGCACTTAAGCTAATCGAAGTAGCAATGAGCAATGGCATTACTAGAATCGGCATAAATCAAAAAGGAGATAGCCGGTTTATTCATCTTGACGTATGTAAGCAATCTGACTTTCCTGAAATCGAGCATTATCCTGAAGTTGCTATATGGTCTTACTAGCGGTTGCGAACTATACATTCGACACCGAAACGCCCCTACACAGGGGCTTTTTTTTGCCCTAAAATAATATGAACGCTTTACTTTAGGCGCGATACGCCGCATACTAGGCACTCAATCAATCAAATATAAAGGTAATATTATGAATCAATCTAATGATAAAACAGTCGATACTCTAATTGACGCTCTACTTGAGGGTAGAGACCCGCACTACGTAATTGGTTATATGGGCGCAATGATGACGCGCTATATGGAAGCTGACGACTCAGTAGCTGACGACGTAAATCTACATATCGATCTTATACAGGAGTGCAAGTAATGGAAATTCATAACTTCGAAGATTTTCGCTACACCGAATCAGTTGGTCTTAGCAAGTGTTTCGCCGCACTTGCTGAGGCTGTTAAAACTCAAAAGTATTACATAGACGTTATTGATATCGGCTTTAATCCAGAGAGCAAGTACGTTTATATTGCCATTGAGTCAGGCGTTCAGATCGTCTGTCAGAGTGGCGGCGATGTCGATTACTACGTATTCGGCATGGACGATGAAGAGCATTTTTTCACGACATACGAAGATGCTCATGTGTTTTTATGCAACGAAGAATATGACTATGAGGAGATAGAATAATGAACTTTAAAGATATGACTGACTATGAGCGCGGTGAGTATGACTGCGTTCATGGACACGCCGTTCGTGATGATGAGACACCCGAATACTACTCAGGCTATGGCGATGCTTACGCTATGGAGCAGTCGGCTACTTGGTACAGCGAGAAGAGGTTTCTTGATATCATGGGGGCGGCAGAATGAGCGTTTGGAAAACTTTAGCAGCAATCGATGTTTCTAATCACGTTGAAACAAAAAATAATCTCTATTACTTATCGTGGGGGTGGGCTTGGTCTACCCTCTGCGAGCATTACCCAGATTCAACCTACTCTTACTCAGAGCCTAAATGGTGCGATAGAACTAACACTGTTGAGGTTGAGGTAACAGTAACGGTCGAGGGTAAGGCTATATCAATGTGGCTACCGGTAATGGATTACAGAATGAAAGCTATTGAGTCGCCTACTAGCAGAGATATCAGCGATGCGCGTATAAGATGTCTTGTTAAGTGTATTGCGATGCATGGCTTAGGTATGTGCCTATACATGGGCGAAACGAAGCCACAGGCGTTTACAGATGCTTCTAAGGAGCAAGAGAAGTATCAGCAACAAATCGCAGACTTAATGCCAAGCGTTAAGGCGATTAAAGATGGTATTGCAGTTAATGACTTAGCAACAGCTAATGAATCTTGGTCAGAATTGACAGATACCGAAAAGCAACTATTATGGGTTGCACCTAGTCGCGGCGGAGTCTTTTCGACTCAAGAACGCGCCATAATGAAAACACCAGAGTTCCGAGAGGCACGATAGGAGATACTATGAAAGCAAGAGTTAACATATCAATCGATGTAACTAAGATAGATAAAGACCGTCTGGTCAAGGGTGCTAAAGGCACTTATCTGAACTTAACTACCTTAGTCGATACAGCTAATGAATCGCAGTATGGCGATCATGGCTTTATCACTCAGTCTGTTACTAAGGAAGAACGCGAAGCGGGATTGCAAACGCCGATTCTAGGCAATAGCAAAGTAGTCTATATTGAGGGCGAAGATACAGGCAGAACACAGCCGGCTCGCAATGTCGAAAAGGTTCAAGCTATCCTAGATGATGATATACCGTTCTAGTTAAAAACCCCGCCCCCGAAAGGGCGGGTAAACCATAGGAGATGATGGTCGGGGAAACCATCAAAGCCAGTGTAACAAATAGGAGATATTAATGATACATTTTGGAGAAAGTCTTAAGCGAGCGCAGAAGCTTACAGGGGTCAATTCTACTGACCTTGCGGGCTTGCTTGGCGTAAAAAAGCAGCAAATATTCATCTGGCGTAACAAGGAAAACTGCCGCTTAGATACAGCTGTTAAGGTGAGTCAAGCTTTAGGCTTTACCGTTGATGAGTTTATTTCCCTGTAAGCAAATGTAATACTTAAAAGTTATCGGGCTAGAGGCTAGGGAATCACTTGAATTAAACCCTAGAGACGAGTTGCCAATTACTGACATAGCCTACGGAGAGAGTCGGTACTCTTGAAGTAATAGATTAGATATTCGATACGATAACGACATATACCGCTGAGTCGCTCGCGCCCTCAGATCGTTTTTTAGCAGCGTTTGCGTTGTTAAGGGTTAAGGGTGCTTGTATAAAAATATGTATTTAAAGTTACTTTCAATCAATCAGGCGAGGTTTACCGAGCCATAGGAGATAAGAAGATGTCGCAAGCTGAAAGAGTTTTACAGTATCTAAAAAATGGTAATACGATCACTACATTGAATGCGTTCAATGAGTTAGGGATTACACGTTTAGCCGCCAGAGTTCACGAGTTAAAAAGAGACGGTTATAACGTAATGAAAAAAACAATAACAGTTAATAACAGATATGATGAAAAATGTTCTGTTGCTGAATACTACTTAGGAGACAATCATGCTACTGAATAACGGAGATACCTACACCCCAGATGATGCCGATGTTATTGCTTGGCAGAAAACCTATCCGGCAATCGATGTCTATCAGGAACTAAATGCAATGGAGTCATGGCTAGACGCTAACCCATCGCGTAGAAAGACCGCAAGAGGTATCAAGCGTTTTATCAACTCATGGCTTTCACGCGCTCAAGATCGTGGCGGCTCGCCACAAGTTAGGTCTAAGAAGAACAGTAGCCGAGATGTAAGTGTTGAAGATAAGCTTGCAGACGTATCTTGGGTTCAGAATGAAGAGGCTAAGGCAAGGGCGATGAGCCTATTTACTAGCAAGTACGGCTTCTATTGGGACGGAGAAAAGAGGGTCGAAAAGCATGGGTAATATCAAGTATGTGAAGTACAAAGGTACTAAGTCTAAGGTATTAGAAACAGGCAAGCTGTACACCTATAAAGAGATAGCCGCCGCCGCTAACGTAAGCTATCGTTGCATGACAAGCCGTATAGCTGCCAGAGACTTTTTCACCGATAAAGAACTCGCGCCGCTATGCGACAAGAAGATACCAAAGCGTTGGCGTAATGCCGCTGACTATACGCATAGTCGATTTGATAACCCTATAGAAGCTTTATCAGACAAATACTTAAGGTTAAAGCTATGACGCAAGGTACGTTCATCAAGTACAACAGCGCAGATGACGTTGACAAAAAGATCAAGTTCTTGATCGATCAGCTTAAGGGGTGGGATTATTCTCGCCCCTTAGCACTTAAGCTAGAGCCATATCAGGACGAAAGAAGCCTAAGCCAGAACGCACTTTTCCATATGTGGTGCAGAGAGATAACGAATCAGATGAAAAAGAAAGGCTTTCACGTTGTCGAGGGTGATGCGGTAGAGGCATGGAAGCTTTGGCTTAAGAGACGCTTTTTAGGGACTGATAATTTTCGCATTCGCAACACTACTATAGAGGGGCAAGTTCGCCGCAGTAGTGCGCTAAATAAGGGCGAGATGGTACATTTTATGGATCAATGCTATCATTGGGCTACAGAGCAAGGTATAAAGTTAACCGTACCACTCGAAAGTGAATATGCTGAGTTAAAAAACCAACAGGAGAAATAGCCATGTCGAGCATCGACCCTAGAACGCTATTGAGTTTGGATATACCGATAACAGCAAGACAAAGAGAGTATCTAGAAGCGACAATAGAGTGCGGGTCGCATACTAAGGCAGCCAAGAAATTAGGCGTAAGCCGAAGAGCAGTTGATAGAGGGATAAAGCTAGTTGAAGCGAAAGCCGCCGCAGTAGGTGTCGCGCCGCACCGAGACTTGACGCATCAAACTGCTGAGGGCTTCAACGCTAAAAGAATATCTACAGCCTACAAAGAAGATGGGTCAGTTGCGCTTCAGTGGGTCATACAAGAGCCAGAGAAAAAAGACATAAGGGCTAAGCTAGAAGCTACTCTTGAGGGTCTAACTGACGACCTTACCGGATTCAAAAAACCAGTTCCACCACCCAAAGATGTCGATGAAGATTACTGCTCGATGCTACTGATCGGCGACCACCACTTCGGTATGCTCTGCGATGCTGACGCAAAGCTTGATGATGACTCTTGGGATACGAAGATTGCTACTGAGGTTCTCATCAACGCGACTGAGAGGCTGTTGAACAGGGTCGGTAACGCGCATACAGGCGTACTGGTTAACGTAGGCGACTTCTTTCACGCAGATTCTAGTAAAGCAGAAACTACAGCCGGTACTCGCGTAGATGTCGATGGTCGCATATCTAGAACTTTCAAGCTTGCCGGTAGACTGTTTCAGATACTAATCGACAAGATGCTCGAGAGACACCAAGAGGTCGTAGTTATCAACGTGCGAGGAAACCACGACTCTGACATGGCTTGCCACCTATCAAGCTGCTTAGAACTTCTCTACGACAAAGAGCCTAGAGTAAACGTCTTGAAGAACTACTCTAAGTTCATTCATTGGACATGGAATAACAACCTATTCGTATATCATCATGGCGACCGTATTAAGCCAGAGCAGATACTTCAGACCGTTGTCACTAACCTTGATGATGACTGGTCGAACTGCAAGAACCGTTACTGTCATCTAGGACATATTCACCACCACGTTGAGCGTGAAGTAGGTAGCATGATGTTTAGCTACTGGGGTTCACTAACTGCGACCGACCAGTGGCACAGCGACTCAGGATATGGCGCAGAAAGATCGATGACAGCCATTGTATATCACGCTGAAAACGGTGAAGATAGTAGGGTAAAAATAACAATAGATGCGATCAATGATGACGAAAATACTAGAGTTTCCGGACGGAAAAAAGGGCAAAAAGCATGAGGGCGATGACGGCGGTTTGCGACTTACTAAGGAGTTCTGCGGTACTTGTGGCGGTTCTCTTGATCTTTGGACTGGTAATGATGGCGTGGCTTATGGGCTTTGTAATAGGTGTGATTTTTCGATTGGTCAATACCCCATTGTGGGTCTGGAGAACCTTGAGGACTAAATGGCTAGACGTAAGAAAAGGACAATAGCGCAAGAGGTCGAAGCCGCCGCAAAGCTGCTACAGAAATACGTTCGGCTTAAGGCATCAGACGATAACGGCTATTGCACTTGCGTTACTTGCGGCAAGGTAGATCATTATAAGGCTATGCAAGGCGGTCATTTCTACAGCCGGCGGCATACTGTATTCAAACTATTCGAAGAGAACATACACCCCCAATGCCCCTCATGCAATGTTTATGGCATGAAAACAACCAGAACTCAGGAAGCATACCGTATCTATATGGAAGATATGTACGGCGCAAGACGCATAAGAGCGATGCAAAGATTGGCTTGGAGAGCCGCACCGAAGTTCGACAGGCAAGAGGTCATACAGTTTCAGCGCGATTTAAAAGAGAAGATCAAGCAAGAGGAATACCGTATCGGTGAGTATTAGTTAAATAAACGCTTTACTTTAGTCGATTGATGTATCAGAATTAGAGTCTCAATCAATCAAATAAAGGTTAATTTACTATGCTTACTACAACTTACTACAATGTTTATGAGACTATCCCCGCTACTGCATTGGGCAATCCTTATGTTATGGGCAAGGAAAGACTAGTCAACCATCACGACAAGTTCTACACTGAAGCTGAAGCGCAAGAGTGCCTTGAAGCTAAACGCGAACACTGGAACGACTACCTTAAAGAACAGCTTCACTTAGCTGAAGATGCCGATATGATCGACCACCTACAGACTATGCTTGACGGCACTACCTACGAAATCAAGAAAGAAGAAGTTGTTTATACACACGCTAGCGAGCATCTTTGGTCAGACGTTATCGCCTACGAGATCGTCAGAGTTGTTAGCGAAAACACTTTAGAGGTTCGCCGAATGATTAGCGACATCATTATTGACGATGAGGTGCAGTATCAGAGCGTACCAGATAACGAGGTAGTCCGCATTCGCAGAAAGAAAAACAACCCAGAAGCATGGGGTAGGGGCAATCTGCGTTTCACTTTAGGCACTAAGCCATACGCTTACCGCGATCCAAACTTCTAACCTCAAAGCTTGCCCCCTTCGGGGGGCTTTTTACCGTATCAGGTGTAATGTTGATACGCTTAATCTGGAGATAGTTATGAGCAAATATGCAATCAAAAAACCAACTACCCGCAAGGTCGTTAATCGCGGCTATCGCCCTGTTCGAGTTTGGCTCGATGGGTGGTATAATGGGTGGCAAGTTAAGACTGGACGCAAGTATAACCATGTGTACTTAATCAGCACAGGTCGCGTTCATAAATTACCAATCAACAAGCGCATAGTGCGCGATCTTTAAGGGGATATAATATGTACGATCATCATCAACTTACCTATATGGATTTGAATAAGGAGAAGCCAGTGGACGGTATCGACATTAAGGGCATCATAGCCGGCGTTGTTTTATTCGTTATGTATGCGTTCGTTTCATCTATGGATTATCAAGACTGCTTGCGAGGTGCTGTATCATGCTAACCGATTATTCCTCTTTGATAGACTGGCACTATGACACGCTCGACAAAGAAGATGCGCGTCTATCCGACCTACCCGATGCTGCGAAAGATCGAGCAGTTTACCTCTGGCTCAAGAGCCACAAATCATGGTATGACGACATCTACCCCGCGTCTATCAGCCGCAGTGTAGGCGATATAGCTACAGAGATGCTGTTCGGCAAAGCACCGGTAGCAAGCAGAATAGTTACTAACCTGTTTGTCGCTATGGCTGAAGATAGCGATCTTGTAGACAGGGACGATCTTTGGTGGACTAGTGCCGGCGATATTCATCTAGATACTATCGTCAACTTAGGCAACTTCGCAGACGAGTACAGGTCGCTAATCTACCTGTATCTAGAGGGCGATATAGAAGATGCGATATTTGAGCAAAAGGCTCAGTATGACGGCGAGATGCAACGCGAAGCCGGTATATTTTTATCTGAAATACAAGGGAACTGCTAATGACTGATCTAGCAAAAAAGTGGGCTAGCTTACGCGATCAATACCCGCCGCTTGAGAATGAGTTCGATCGAGAAGAGAGAACCGCTTTCGACCGGTGGGTTGAATCGATGGGTTATGATGGTATCATTCAAATAACAGGAGATAGCAACAATGACAAAAACCAAACAAGCGATTAGCGAGGTAAATAAAATGGCTGACAAAGAGATACTTAAAGCCAAGATTGACGGTTACAAAAAGCAAGCAAAAGATTGGTTGAACGTAGAGGTCTATGGTTACAGCCGCAAGAAGATAGTTATAGCCGTTGCGGTAGTGGCAATCATCTTAGCAGAAGCATTCTAAAGACCCCTAGTAGCAAGGAGACTCCTCTTCTCCTGATTGCCAAGAGTGATGCACTTGGGCTGCGAAACGCATCATTACCTATCAGCATACACCTCATCAAGATATAGCATTAGAACGCGCCTTTAGCACTCCTTATAATACCGCCTTTATACACTGAGGCATCAATGAAAACCATCATCATACTTACCTTAATCGCGTTGGCTGCCATCGCGTATGACGATCTAGTCGCTCGCCCAAGAGTCGGTCAAAACACGCAAGAACAGTGATTGCTTGACAGTCAAACCTTTGTTATAGTCTTAGAGCATAGAAACTAAGCCACAGGCAAGGTGAGACTATGAACCAGTTATTACAGATATCTATGAGGGTAACAGACTGCGAAGAAAACGGTTGGACTGACTTGCTATCTAAGCTTGATGAGATAACTCAGAGTCTAATCGACAATCCAAGCGCGGGGCATCAAATCAAGACAGCTTTGTTATACTGGAAAGACGCAGTAGATTGTAGGCTAAACGGACTACCGCCAGAGGAAGATGAAGTTCTTATGCGTAATCCGGCTATGTCTATTAGGGAATCATTCGGTACAGAGGTATAAATGCTAGGCATAAACTATAGGAAAACAGGGGAGTTAATACCCTATGTTAATAACTCGCGTACGCACAGCGAACAACAAATACAACAGGTAGCGGCAAGCATTAAGGAGTTCGGGTTTACTAACCCTATTCTCATCGATGATGAAGATGGGATTATTGCCGGTCATGGCAGACTAGCGGCGGCACAGCTACTTAATCTAGATACAGTGCCTACGATAACGCTATCTGGCTTGTCGGAAGCACAGCGTAAAGCGTACGTTATAGCTGATAACAAACTCGCTTTAAACAGCACTTGGGATAGCGAGATGCTAGTTAACGAACTGGCAGAGATAGCTAACTCAGACATCGACTTCTTGCTGACTGGCTTCGATGAGATACCAGACCTAGAACCAGAGGTAGACTTCGGCTTGCTAGATGAGGACGTAGACACCCTAGAAGATGGTTGCAAGAAAGCTATACAGATAGAGTTCGACCTTGAGCATTACGAAGAAGCTTACGAACTGGTCAAGTTCTGGCGAGACAAGGGCGCGTATGTAGGCTATATGCTGCTTAACTATCTAAGGGCAGAGAGGGATAAGCTATGAAGCTAGTTGAACTTACTCAAGTTGAGCATGATATAAGCATCGGCGATATGTGCGGAGACAAGGAAGCTACCGTTAGTGATGATTGCATCTTTACACAGGACGGTAAGCCAATCGGTTTCTTCATCAAGAAGATGCCAGAGAAAGCTTGCAAGCTTGCTAATCTAGCTAATCACGAGTTGCGTAGTGATAATGTACCTAAGACGGCTATGGTAAGAGCATCTGGCGTAGAGCAGTTCAGTTGCATTATAGGCGGAGTACCACCGAAGCCGCATATGCGTAGACCTTATCCGAGCATATCCTCAGTACATCAAAAGAAATCAGCGCGGAACTTTATCAAGGCGATGATACTCTTAGCTAGAGAATCAGAGAAGCTTATTGAAGAACACTTGCCAGAGCAGTATGCTAAGCAGAAAGAGATATTCGATCAGATCGATGACAAGTGGAAGATAGGCAACCTGTTCACTTCATCTATTAGCAATTACAACATTAGCGCACCGTTCCACAGAGACACTGCGAACATCAAGAACACAGTCAATGTGATTATAACGAAGCGTAAGAACAGCACAGGCGGCAATCTCTGCGTACCAGATTATAACGCCACGATAGACCAGTGCGATAACTCGATGCTAGTTTATCCGGCTTGGCGCAACGTGCATGGTGTAACACCTATCGTACCTACTCACGATGGGGGCTACAGAAACAGTTTAGTATTCTATCCCTTACAGGCATTTATCAACGCATGAAAATAGGTAATCAAGGCGATGGGGGCGGCAGACCACCAGTAGTATTTACAGATGAGCAGATCATCGAACTACAGGCGTTATCCGCTGTTCTTAACAAAAGCCAAGTAGCAGATTACTTTGGCATAACAGAGAAAACACTTCGAGAGGTAGAGAAGCGACAGCCAGAGGTTTCTACCGCGTATAAAAAGGGGAAAGTTAAGCAAGTAGCAAGCATGGGTTCGAACCTAGTTAAGCTTGCTAAGCAAGGCAACGTAACAGCCAATATCTTTTACCTTAAGACGCAAGGTGGTTGGAAAGAGCAAGAGGCAGAGCCGCTAGAGATACCGCCGCTAATCGTTAACGTGAGAGGTACTGATGGAACTGACGAATCCGCAGAGTGATATATTCAACTCTAGCGCAAGGTTCAGAACGGTAGTAGCGGGTCGTAGGTTTGGCAAGACGTTCTTGTCTACGATCGAGATAATTAGGGCAGCCACAGCCGGTAAGAACAAGAACTGTTGGTACATCGCGCCCACATATGGGGCTGCCAAAGAGATTGCTTGGGATATGATGATACACACCATACCCGATGAGTATATAGCCAAGACTAACGAAACAGCGTTAACGCTTAGGCTGATAAACGGCTCTACTATCGCTCTAAAGGGAGCTGAGAAGCCTAACAACTTACGCGGACGCGCTCTAGACTTCGTTGTGCTAGATGAATTCGCCGATATGCGACCTGAGACATGGACAGAGGTAATTAGAGCTTCTCTCAGTGATAGACAGGGTAACGCTTTGTTTATCGGTACGCCTAAAGGAAGAAATCACTTCTATGAGTTGTGGGCTGATGGGCTAGGTTCTAAGGACAACTGGGCTAGTTTCCAGTATACTACGATAGAGGGCGGCAACGTACCGCCAGATGAGATTGAACAGGCGCAGAATGATCTAGATGAGCGCACATTCAATCAAGAGTATTGCGCTGAGTTTGTAACATACAGCGGCTTGATATATTATGCGTTTAGTAGGGAACTATCTGTTATTGATATAGAAGATAACCATAGCACCCTGTTAATCGGTATGGATTTTAACCTAGACCCGATGAGTGCGGTCATATGCATTAGGCATGGCGTTAACTTATTGGCGATAGATGAAATAGTGATGTACGGCTCTAATACAGATGAGATGGCGGCTGAGATCAAAGCCAGATATCCCGACAGGAATATAATCATCTTTCCCGATCCGGCATCAAGACAGCGCAAGACGAGTGCTGGTGGTCGCACAGATTTGTCGATCCTACAAAACGCGGGATTCAGCGTTAAGGTAAAGAAACAACACCCATTGGTCAGGGATAGAATCAACGCGGTGAACAGTCGTTTGCTAACATCAGACGGACAAAGACACCTATTCTTTAGTCCGAAGTGTAGGCAGACGATCAAAAGTTTAGAACGACAAACATACAAAGAGGGAACAAGCCAACCTAACAAAGACGGCTTCGATCATATGAACGATGCGTTAGGTTACTTAGTAGAATACCTGTTCCCAGTTCGTAAAGAATACAACGTGCAACAGCCGGCAAGGTGGACTTAATGGAAGAAAAAAGCGTTACAGATACGCACCCCCAGTACGACTTATATAAGAGAGATTGGGAGTTCTTTTTGCGCTCCTATATGGGTGGTGAGAACTATACAGATGGTCATTATCTAACCCAATACGTTAACGAAGATGACAGTTCCTATCAGCGCAGACTCGATCTAACGCCAGTAGACAACCACTGCAAGAATATCGTCCATATCTACAGTTCTTATTTATGGCGAGTGCCGCCAACAAGAGCATTCAACTCAGCAGCTAATGACACATCGTTGCAGTCATTCCTAAAAGATGCTGATCTAGATGGACGATCTTTCAATGCGTTTATGAAACAGGCTCAGGTCTGGTCTAGCGTTTACGGTCATGTTTGGATAGTTATGGACAAGCCACCGTCAACAGCCGGCACAAAGGCTGAAGAAATGGCACAAGACATCAGACCTTACACTACACTTTACACGCCAGATAACGTATTTGACTGGGAGTATGAGCGCACACCTAGCGGTAGGTTTGTACTTAAGTATCTAAAGATTAGAGAACAAGTTAACTACATTACCGAAACCGAATACGAGGCGTACTTCAAAGAGTGGACTAAGGAAAAGATCACTACTTATATGCACAACGCTACTGGTTCAGAATTAATAGAAGAAATGGATAATCCGCTAGGGCGTATACCGGCAGTATTCTTGCCATCAAACAGATCGGTTATTCGCGGTATAGGTGTTAGTGATCTTACTGATATCGCACCAATGCAGAAAGCTATCTATCAGGAACTATCTGAGATAGAGCAGTTAATCAGAATTAGTAACCACCCTACGCTAGTTAAGACGTATGATACAGACGCAACAGCCGGCGCGGGTTCGGTTATCAATCTGCCAGATGATATGGACGGAAGCTTAAAGCCATACCAAATGCAACCCTCTGGGCAGAATCTAGACGCTGTTCGCAACGCTATAGCTGACAAGGTAGAGTCAATAAATCGAATGGCTCACATGGGCGCAGTTCGTGGCACTGAAGCTGTTAAGCAGTCGGGCGTTGCGCTACAGACTGAGTTTCAGATGCTAAACGCTAAGCTGTCAGAGAAAGCAGATTTGCTTGAACTGGCTGAAGAGCAGTTGTGGCAGCTATACTGCGAGTGGCAGAACATCACAGCTGATATTGAGGTGTTCTATCCCGATTCATTCGATCTGCGCGACTACGACAAAGAACTCATGTTCCTACAGCAACTAAGAGCAACAGGCATCAAATCTACTACTATGGCTCAAGAGATCGATAAGCGTATTGCTGATCTACTGCTTGATGATGACATTCTTGTTAAGGCTCACACTGAGATTGAGAGCAACACTCAGAATGTAGGCGACTTCAGCGATAAGACCCAGATATACAGCTACCATATCGATGCGGGCGTTGTAACACCTAATGAGGTTCGTGAGAAGATCGGTCTTGAAGATGTTGAGGGCGGAGACGAGCTAATGACTCCTAAAGAAGCGGCAGAACAGGGTGGTACAAACGTAGGGGAGTTCTAAGTGGCTGTTGATACGGATCACATCACCTTAGTAGAGAGTCTGGCTAAAGGGCATCAAGACAGGTTAGTACAGGCTCTCGACAAGGCTGAAAGGCGCATTGTAGATATACTAGCTGATGCACCTACAAAGGACGGTCAGTTGTTTGATCTTGAATGGGCTGTCAACTCTAGACAGGCTATCAAGGAAGCACTAGACGAAGAGTATCTGGCGAGCGTTGATAGTGTAATCAGAGACTACTCAGCTGTAGCAGATAGTGCGGCTGAGATGATTGGCAAGTACGCTGATGTTACTAAGGTTGACGCTGATGTCATAAGGCAGCTACAAAAGCTTACCTTTCAGGGCTTCGAAGATGTCGGCTTAGAAACGCTAGACATAGTGCAAAAGCAAGTATACGAAGCGGCTCTCACTGGGCAGACGTTTGCACAGAGCGTAGACAACGTGCGTAAAGCGGTAGGTGCTGACGCTAGCCGCTATGCTACGCAACAGGTCAGAGACTCGCTGATGCAGTTCAACTCGAACATCAATGTAGCTATCGGTAAGAAAGCGGGCGCAACTCACTGGAAGTACAGTGGCTCGCTATTCGATGACAGCCGAGAGCATTGCCGCAAGCATGAGGGCAAGATATACACTGAAGAAGAAATAAACGAGATATGGTCAGGCAGTTGGAAAGGTAAGGCAGAGGGCAACCCTTTTATTGTTCGTGGCGGCTACAACTGCGGTCATCAGTGGCGACCAGTATTCGATGTACCGGCAGAGCAAAGAGCAGACGCTAAGCCAACGCCGTTTCAGTCATCATCAGAACTAGACTTTGCTGACAAGCAAGCCAGAGTTAAGATTGATAAAGCGATGAGCAAAGTTACTGTCAAGCAGTTAGCAGTACAGAAAAAACTTAAGCAGCCGAAGACTATCCGCGAGTCGGTTGTAGACCCGAATAACGAAGCTTACTATGACAGCAATGTCAGCTTGATTAAAGCAGACCCAGAGATAAGGGGCGGTTCTATCTTCAGGCATGAATACGGACATCATATTGATTATCAGTTGATGGAAGCTAAGCTAGGTCATAAGTATATAGCGATGAGTTCGTCAGACCCTAAGTTCCTTGACGCATTCGACGCTGACAGGAAGCACAGCAAGCTAATTAAGCGCATGGAAAAGGACGACAGCATCAGGTCTATTCGCAAAGAGATGTATGAGATGGAATATAAATCGAGAGGCGGCTATACCTACAGCAAGGAAGTTATCATCAATGATGAGTTAGGCAACTTTAGTGATATTATCGATGCGATGACATTCGGTTATATGCAAGACAGGTACGGCGGCTATGGTCATGGTAAGGATTACTTTAAAACGAAAAGCATGAGATACAAAGAGTGTTTTGCTAACCTGTACGCACTAAGGGCAACGCCATACTGGGATTCGCACGTTAAGAAGCACTGCCCTAACATGGCGAAGCGGTTCGATGAACTAATAGATGAGGTATTAGAATAATGGCAGTCTTAACGTATCAAGATGTGTTAGAGTTACACAAAGAAAAGTTCGGTCAATACCCTGTAATAACCGGTATCAGATACAACGGTAGCGGTGATACTATAGATAGGATTATAGATGCTATTGCAAGCGGTGTTCCGTATATTGAGCAACCACCCCCAAAAGGGGTAGACATATAGAGAGGTGCTATTATGCCAAGTGGAAAAGGTACTTACGGTTCTAAGGTCGGTAGACCAAAGAAGAAGAAGCGTAAAACGAAAAAGTAATATATACTATTGATTCACCAACTACTCTTTAAGAGGTTCGTAACATGAGCGATGAAATCATGGAAACCGTAGACAAAGCTGAAACTGAGACAGCGGCAGTAGAAACTCAGGGTAAGACGTTTTCTCAAGAAGAATTAGATCGTATCGTTGCTGATCGTATCGCTAGAGAACAGCGCAAGTTCGACAAGAAGTTAGGCGGCATTAATCTCGATGAAGCGAGAGAGTTGCTTTCTCAGCGTGAACAAGCGGAGTTGGAAGCTAAGAAACAGCGCGGTGAGTTCGAAGATGTCTTGAAGCAAACAGTCGAAAAGAAAGACGCAGAGATAAACAGCATGAAAGCCAGACTGCAAGAGACGCTAATTGACGGAGCGTTAACTTCAGCGGCGAGTAGAAATAACGCAGTTGATGTGTCTCAGGTAACTACATTGCTCAAGGGCAAGACACGACTCTCACCAGATGGTCAGGTAGAGGTCGTAGATAATAACGGAACACCACGTTACAATGAGAAAGGTGAACTGTTATCTGTCGATGAGATGGTTACAGAATTTTTAACGGCAAATCCACATTTTGTACGCGCCTCTGGTGGCGGTTCAGGTAGTGTTAGTAATGCCGGTGGCTCTACATCGAAGCCGGATAAACCGATGGAATGGATAGTCGAGAACTGGAGTCAAGGCGGTAAAGAAATGTACGCTAAGATGAAAGGGAAAGGCTAATAACTTTTATCTTTTTATTTTAAGGAATTTTTAACATGACTACTTTATCTAAAGCCACAGGTGCAGATGGCGCAACTAAGAACCTTAGCAACCTGTTTAGCAACATTGTTGCACAAGCGCGATTCACTGCGGAAGAAGGATCGCTAATGACTGGTCTAGTAAAGACCTACAACATCGGAACTGTAGCAGGACACACTGTACAGATTCCTAAGTACGGAACTGTTACTGCGGCAGACGTTGCAGAAGAAACTGATCTAAGCGCAACTGCACTACAGTCAACTAACGTAGACGTTGCAATTAAGACTGTTGGTGCTATGGTTGACGTTACTGATCGCGCACAAATGGCTAGCGCAGACGTTGTAGCTGACATTGGTACTGTTCTTGGTAACGCTGTTGCTAAGAAAATCGATACAGACATTCTTGGACTGCTAGACAATTTCAGTAACTCGGTAGGTGCTGAGCGTGAGGGTATCGATATCGAAGATATCTTGAACGCTGTTGCAAAGATTCGCGCTAACTCTTATCGTGGCGAACTTGCTTGCGTACTACACCCACAGCAAGCTGTATACTTGAAGTCATCATTGACTCACAGCGCAAACGCTATTGCTAGCGATATTGCTAACGAAGCAATGCGTACAGGTTACATCGGCACTATCGCGGGTTGTAACGTATTTGAAAGCGCAGACGTTGTGACAGGCGTAAATAATAACGCTACTGCTAATGATGACACAGATGACATTACTTTTGCTAAGGGCGCAATCTTCGCTCCTGAAGCTATTGCAATGGCACTCAAGCGCGACTTCACTATCGAGCAAGAGCGTAACGCTAGCAAGCGTTCGACTGAGTTAGTAGCTACTGCATACTACGGTGTTGCAGAACTAGAAGATGGATTTGGCTGTACTGTAATCGGTAAAGCGCAATAATCTTTGATATTAGCCCCTACTTCGGTGGGGGCTTTATTCTAGGAGTTACTATGCCAATAACGTATCGCGGTGAAAGGTTTGAGGGCTATAACAAGCCAAAGAGAACCAGAGGTCATAAGACAAAGAGCCACGCAGTCCTTGCAAAAGAGGGCGACAAAATACGTTTAATTAGATTCGGACAGCAAGGCGCAGACAACAAGCCGCCTAGAAAGAATGAATCAGAGGCAGACAAAAGGAAGCGAGCCGCGTTTAAGAAGCGACACGCTAAGAACATAGCCAAAGGCAAGATGTCTGGGGCTTATTGGTCAGATAGGGTGAAATGGTAATGACTTATTCAACAGATCAAAACTTGCAAGAACTCGTGCCAGACATACTACAGCTTGGCATCGATAACTTTGCTACTGAGCATTATAAGGCAGCCGAAGATATAAGACGCAATCTGCGAATAGACTGGTGGGACAAGAGGGGATTAAAAGGCGAGATGGATAACAGCTTGTTGGTTTCGGCTCAGTTCACAAGGCTATCTACCTATCTTGTTTTATGGAAGTACGCTTTGCCACAGCTAACTAACTGGGTACAAGACGATCGATTCCTTAAAATGATTGACTTTTATAAGGCTAGATATGGCGAAGAATACAGCGATGTACTCAGAGATGGCATCGAGTATGATGAAGATGATGACGACACCATCTCAGAGAAAGAGAGACAGCCAGTACACTCAGGTAGGCTGTATAGATAATGAAAGTTAATATCAATACTAACTCTGTTGCAGTTCGCAAGGCTCTTAAAGAAGCGGGCGATCAAGTTCAAGCTAAGATGAAGCTAGGTCTGAGTAGGGCGGCACAGCAAGGTATTAATATCATTCAAGATAGAATGGACAAGGGCAAAGAAATAGAGGGCAGTAAGTTTAAGCCTTATACAGAGAAATATGCCGCGTTCAGAAAGAAAGAGGGCAAACAGCCATTCCCTAACTTGCAGTTTACGCGAGGTATGCGTAACGCAATGACGACTAAAGCGTCTAGAAAAAAGGCTGAGATATTCTTCACTACTGGCGATGAAGCAAAGAAAGCCGCTTTTAACGACAAGAGCAGACCTTTCTTTGGCTTCAACAATGATGAAGAAGATACACTGGGCAAGATATTCTTTAGGGCGATAACATGAGCGTAAGAGAAAAGATCGCAGAGAATCTAGTAGATACGCTAAGAGAGATTACTCTGCCAGTGGCAACAAAGTATGTTACTAGAGAGCCATTTGAGTTTGATAAGTTATCAAATGCTCAATTTCCGGCTATACTAGTACGCACTGCAAACGAAGATAGAGAGGACAGTACGGTAGGTGGCTTAAGCGGCACTCGTATTGCAACGATTAACTACGAGCTTATATGCTACGTCAAAGGCAAGGCAATAGACAAAGCTAGAAACGATATCATAGAAGCTGTAGAAGAAAAGCTTGACGCAGATAGAACGAGAGGCGGTAACGCACTAAACACAACTATCATTAGCGTTGAGGTGGATCAAGGTTCGATTACTCCGATTGGCGGTGTAATCTTAACACTGCGCGTAATATATGAATTTACTCGCGGAACTCTTTAACTTAAACGAGGTATGAAAAAATGGCTATAGCATTTGGTCAAGGTGGTCAGGTAAAGGTAGGCGCGGGTGATAGTACTCCGGCAGTTGTCGGTCAAGTTCGCGGCTTTTCTATGGAGTATAACAACGAGTTAGTTGACGTAACTGTTCTTGAAGGGCAGCTTACAGCTGCTAACGGCACTGGCAGAAAGTTTGCAAAAGGCTTAGAAAATAACACTATTAGCTTAGATTGTTATTTTGATGAAGCAGACTCTCCGCAAGATGTGATGGTGGCAGGTGCAGAGATTAATTTTGAACTGTATCCTATTGCTACAGATGGTCAGTATTACACTGGCGACGGCATCGTACAGTCTCTTAGCATGACAGTTGCCGGAGAGTCTTTAGTAGAAGTTACTTTCTCAATACAGGTAAACGGTAAGCTAACAGTAGAAGCGGGCTAATAATCGGGGGATTAAATCATGGGAAGTTTAGCTAAAGAGTTACGCAAGCGTAGAGAAGTGCGGGTTCGAGAAGTAGTCGTTCCCGCTTGGGCGAATGAAGATGGTGATTTTAAGCTATACACCAGACCGATAACTTGTAGGGACTTGTCGTTCTTGCAAAAGAAACACCCGAAGTTTCTCGAAGATACTACTATTGACGCTATGGTTGATCTTATAGTTCTAAAGGCGCAAGACGAATCTGGCAACAAGCTGTTTACTTCGTCTGATGATGCGTTCGAGTTGATGATGGAGCAGACTGACGTAATCACAGAGATTGCTGCCCAGATGTTTGCAGACATTAGTTCTGAGGAACAGCTAGCAAAAAACTAAAGTCCGATCACTTGAGATACGATATGATATCTCTTGCTGATCGGTTGCACATGACGATAGAAGAAGCTGAGGACATTAGCCTTAGCGAGTTGTTCGAGTGGCGGGCTTACTACACACTGAAAAGGGAACGAAATGGCGAAGAACTTTAAGATTACCATAACCGCTTTAGATAAAACTAAAAAAGGTTTTGCAACAGCGGCACGAGGCATTAAGGCTGTAGCCGGTTCTGTATTGTCTTTAAAGACAGCTATTGTAGGTGCAGTGGGTGTCGGCGGCATAGGCTTGTTGATTAAAAGTTCACTTGACGCGACTGACAGCTTAGCTAAGACCGCTAGAAAAATAGGTGCTACAACTGAAGCTTTGGCAGCTATGAGGTACGCGGCAAGTTTAACAGGTGTTGCTACAGCGACAATGGATATGGCTTTGCAGAGATTCACTCGTAGGGTTGCTGAAGCGGCAGTCGGTACAGGTGAAGCAAAAGGCGCACTTAAAGAATTAAATCTGAACGCGAGACAGTTAGTTAAGTTACCGCTAGACAAGCAGATGCAAGAACTAGCCGGCGCGTTTGAAGAAGTAGAAACTGACGCTGACAAAGTTAGGCTAGCTATGAAGCTGTTTGACTCTGAGGGCGTTGCGTTAGTTAACACTCTTGGTATAGGCAAAGATGCATTAGTAGAGTTAGCGGCTGAAGCAGATAAGTTAGGCGTTGCCCTGTCTGGTGACGCGGCTAAAGGCGTTGAAGATGCTAACGATGCATTTACAAGACTCGCAACTCTGTTTAAGGGAATTAGAGATCAAGCTGTTGCTGCTTTAGCACCGGCTCTTGAAAGCTTAGCGACAACACTGCAAACAAAACTATTAACCGCTATCAATGAGACAGACGGCGGTGTAGAAGCTTTTGCTAAGAATATGGCTATTAAGGTTCTTGAGTCTGTTCAGACAGTTTTGTCCGCGTTGCAAAGCCTAGTTAATGGTGTCATAACTACAATTAACGATATGAATATTGCGGTAGCAAAGTTTACCGGCATATTCAAAGATAACGAAAACAGAAACGCCGTACAGTTAGCAGCAAGACTAGAGACTGTAAACGAGCTACTCGAAGAAAGAAACAAGAAAGCAGCCAATCCTAGAGCGCAACAAGCGCACGACAGGGCGATGAAAGCCCTAGAGGACGAAAAGGCGCAGATAGAAAAGCTGATGCTTGCTAAGAAAAATGCGGGCGAGACAAGCTTGATTCCTGAAGTTGCTTTTGCTGATGACATTAATGCAACACTTGATGGCTTTAAAGCCAAGATTAATGAGGTTAATCAGGCTAGGAACGGTGAAAGTGAAGATGGCTCTGATGAAAACAGCGACCCTGTTAAGAAAGAAGAAAACAAATATAAAGCTTTACGCGATCTTTTCGACCACCATAAAGATTTGCTAGCACAGGGCGAAACTGAATTTACAAACTTCAAAAAGAAGAACGCTGTAGATCAAACAAAATCTGTACTTGCCGGACTGTCTGAGCAGCTAAAAGGCACAGGCTTAATCAGCAAGAAGATGGGTAATCTAGAGAAAGCAGTCGCTATCAAAAAAGCATTAATTGCTACCTATGAATCTTCAGTTAAAGCGTTCGCGGCGGCGGGTGGCTTTCCAATGGGTATACCGGCGGCGGCTATTTCTATTGCTCAGGGCATGGCTCAAGTTGCTGCTATTAAGGCGCAGTCTTTTGAGGGTGGCGGCTTCACCGGTCA